AATATTTCCTACCGCTAAAGTTGCTGCTATTGCAGGGTTCATTGAAGCTAATGTACCTGCTAATGCGTTTGTTACTCCTACAACTCCTGGATTAGCTTCTTGAAAACCTTTTTCTGTCATTGCATTTAAATCCATCTGATCGCTTGTAGGATTGTTTGAATGTCTAGCATCTACTATTCTATCTATAAGATCTTCTTTTTTTTCTGGAGGCATAGTAGACATTTTAGACATAAGATCTGGATTTTTACTTAACCCATAATCATCTACAACTGATCTACCGTAGTTTGATATATCACCTACAACATCTGTAATATCAGTAACACTTTTTACTTCTTGTTGAGATACTCTTCCAAAACCCGTCATATCATCCGTGTCTTCTACCTCATCTTGAGGTGGGCCTTCTGATATTTCTTGTAATTCTTGCATAGTAGCTCTACCCATACCTGTTTCGTCATCTTCACCACCTGAGTCTGGGCCACCTATACCTCCACTAGGCCCACTAGGTTCCCCCATACCCCCCATAACATCGCCTCCTTCTTCAAGTTTTAAGATATCTTCCTCATCCTTACCATCAAAGTCTACTTCTATTACGTTATCTTCAAACATTTCCATTTGTTTGTCCATATCGTCATCATCTTCTTCGTCTTCTTCTTCGGACATATCATCTTGCATTGCCTGTATATCTATCTCTACAACTTCTATCTGTGGTGCTTCTGGCATATCTGTCTCAACAGGCTCACCCTCTTCATCTACCATGTGTAATCTACCGTCCTGTTGCATAGACATAAGACCACACTTTGCCATCATACGCATTTCTTCAAGGTGTTTTAGGCCCCAATATCTTACAACGTCAGCAGGTATTACGTACTCACCCTCTGATAACATAACAGGTATATCGTCAGCTACTTCTTCTTCTAAAGAGCCAAATGGTACTTCGTTTTCTGGTTCTTCATTCATCATGTTATTTTTTCCCATCATTTATAACATTAGCCTTTAGCTTTAATAGCTGATCTAATATGGATATCTGGCCTTGATACCTGTGTATTTCTACAGGAGCATCTGCATATGAGAGATTAGCAACAGCTCTTTCTCTCATGTAACTTATGTGCTTTTCTAATTCTTCATATCGAGGATGCGTAACTATATCCCGTAGTTTTTTGTACTCCATTATTGTAATAATCCTGGGGGTAACCCAGCATCAGGTGGTGGTTGTTGCATCTGTTGTTGTTGTTGTGGAGGTGCTTGTTGTGGTACTTGTTGTGGATTACCTGAGAACTGTGGTTCTCCTGGTACTGGTACTCCTCCTACGCCTATGTTAGCATTACCTGCCCCTGTCATATCCATTTCGCCTTGTTGTTGTTGTGGTTGCCCTTGCTGTTGTTGTTGCATCAAGTATGTTTGCCTCAACATTTCTTCTGGCGTATTTGTAACTTTGTTTGGATCTAGCATCATCGACTTGGCTATCTCTCGTATTATGTAAGGGAACTTAGCAAACGGTGCAAGTACAGGATTACTAGTTATCTGCAAGAAAGACATGAGGCGTTGTGATCTTACCTCATTTTGCATTAGGCTTTCTAATCCCCTAGCCTTAACTTCTAGGTCACCCTTTATATCTTTGTTGTAGTTAAACTGCATATTGAATGCAAACATAGCCTGACCTAATGGGCGTAGCATATAGTCATCAAAGTTTTTGACAACCGTTTTTACAGAACCTGCTGCGGCCCCCATCAACATAGAGATACCAGCTGCCGTTCTACCTACCCCTGTAACACCTGTCTGCCCATGTGAGAATGATGGTATGCCTGTTGACTCATCAGCTAACACTCTAGCTTTGTCAAACAACTGCATATTTTCGTTACTTACGTTAGGAAACTTAGTGCCAAATATAGCCTGTCCAGGCGCACCACCCTGTCTTCTAAATACTTTTCCTGGATATACTGTAAGATCCTGTCCTGGGGTTAGGTTTGTTTCATCAACCTCTATAAGTAAGTTACCTGACAGGACTGCATTATCTACTGCCATACGCATGAAACCATTCATTAGCGTCTGTGTATCGTCCATGTTTTCGCCAACCCCAATGCCAAAAAAAGCATATGGGTTTACTTCATACGGAACAGCGCAGTATGGTATGCGCTTCGGTAGGAATGGATTGACCACAAACCGTAGCACTTCGCCATTACATATCCACACGTTTACCTGTAGTTCATTTACGTCTTCATAGTCTTCTGGTATTTCTATGCCAGACTCTTCTACAAGTTCTCTGTCCATTACGCCCCAATATTCTAGGGCCTCGTATCTATATGTGTCATATCCACGGGAACTCTCTTCGTCTTGAGAATCAAGTAGACTAGACTCCCACCACTTGATGTTGTAGTTTTGGCCTATATCTATTGCTTCTGAAATTGCCTCTTCTCTAAAGAATGGTCTGGTTCGTAGATTTCTTAATTGTGTTTTTGTGAGTTTATGACGCTCTATTACGTAGTCGCACTCTTCCATGTTAGATGCGTCAGGGTCAGGGTAGAAGTTCCAAGCAGAAACATAGGATACTTTAGGAACTGTCTTAATTGTTGGATCGTATTCTCCCTCATCGTTCCAGTTTGCATACTCTTTGGTTGTAGCAAATGGCCCTTTAAGTACACCCGTACCAAACAGAGCGCACTCAAACGCAGTGTTTCTTAGGTGCATACTAGCGTCAGACTCTTCTAGCTGATCTTTTATCTGCTTTTCCATCATCTTTGCAGCTACCATTGCAGGATGAAAGTTGACAGCAGATTGCGTTATGCCAAATCCTTCTTTTAAAATGTCTACGTCTTCTAGTATATCTTTTAGTGGGCCTAGTTTTTCTGATAGCTCATTTAACTCTGTAGCACCAGCAGGTAAAACTTTACCGTCACCCTCGTAGCCGTATAGATCTTTTGGCATCTCACCAACATCTACATCTTTAGGTTCGTTAGGATCAAAGTTTACAGTTTCTGCAACGCCTTCTGGTAAAGTTGTTGGCTCAATAGATAGAGGAAACTCATTGTTAGCAAGTAATACGTCTACTAATTGACTGTATGCTGCTAACACTTTTGTCTTTGTTACTTTTATAAATACGCGAGACTTTTCTGCCTCAGTAAACTGTACATCAGGAGAGTATATGCCCCTATAGTTTTTGTACGCACGTATCCAGTTTGACTCCTCCTGATACTTTGCATCTTCTGCCCTAGAAAATAATTTGTATATGTGGTCAGTTATACCCGAAGCATCTTCAGTTTCTTGACTACCATCTTCTAAATAAGAACTGGTACTGTCTTCTAAAAATTGTGTTTCGTCAGTCATTCTTTACCTTCTCTTAATATCCAAATACTGCATCAGCAGGTTTAAATGCCTCTTTGCCTGATGTTGAAGGATCTAGATCAAATATATTTCTAGGCACTGGTCTAGATTGTATTCCGTATCTTAGTGCATCGTATAGGTGGTCTTCTGAGTGTGTGTCAATATCCTCTGGATTTCTTTTGTCTAATGGCAAGATAGGCAATTGTGCAATTAAATTTGTACACGTATTAAATATCTGTATACCAGCCATGTCAGTGTCTTCGTCTACACGTAGTAGTCTGTGTATTTCGTTTTTACCACTTACCCTACTACCTCTACTTCTATCTGATGGCCTGAACTTACAACCCTCTAGTATCATTTGCTCCGCTAGACTAGGGCCTGTATCCCCTCTTTTATGCCAACAAGAGGAGTCTAAAACACCATACGCCATTTTACCATCTTGGCTCTCTAAATTCAATATAATTCTAGCCAACTCTACTGCTAAAACTTTTCTTACGTACAACTCCCTGTACACAACCAACGTATCATCTGGCGTAACAGCAAACCAAAGAACAGCAGAATAAGAACCATAACCATAGTCACACGCCCTAAATTTTCTCCACCCACTAGGTATGTCATACGGCTCTATTACGTGGGTCTTTCTGTCAAACTCTGTAAACGCAGCACCCTCTGCAATATCCCAACTTCCGTATAGTAATTGTTTTCTTTGTACCTCTGGCAGAGACAACAACATTGTTTCATAGTCACCTGTGTTATATAGATATGGATTATCTTTTAAACTAGCAGGTATAAACCTTCTTTGGAATAACGGCTCTCCTGCTCTATTGTGACCTTTCGGGTACTTTAGTACCTCCTTTGTTTCAGGATCTCTAGCCCAAAACGATTTGTTTGGGGTTGATGGATCTATAAACATCTTCTTAACCCATGAATGTCCTGGCCCTCCTGGGTTTGTAGTAGCTCTCATATATACATCTATCTCAGGGTTTGTTGACCTCAATCTCGACCTGAGATAATCCCACGGAAACGATGTAGGATACTGCGTAAGCTCATCGAAACCCACGTACGAAAAGCTCTGACCTTGGTAACGCAATACGTCTTTATCCTGTTCCAAGTACGTGAGCCAAATTCTCGCGCCCGAAGGGAAAGTCCATTGGCTTTTTCTTTCAGACCATTTGGCCCCACGATAAAACTTCGGATATAATTCAGTAGATTTGTGAATAAGTTCCCTAAGTTCGTCATTTGTTCTCCTAAGTATAAGTGCGCTATGATCAGGATACTGACAGTATCTTAGTGGGTCTATTAATAGCGCAAAACTTTTACCTCCCCCCGCAGCACCACCATACAATACCTCTCGCTCTGGTGCATTTATAAAACTTTCTTGTGGGCCTTTGTTTATCTGTATTCTATTAGGGTCTTGTTCTTGCTCTACAGGTTCTTCAACCTTGGGAGGATAAGATTCCGTCTGCCCAACTGGTGTCGATTCTATCGCCTCTTTGTTCAACTGAAGCGTAGAGGATTTTTTCTTGGATGCTCTTTTCCTTTTCGGCGTACTCTTTCGCTTTGGAGGCATAATGTCTGTACGATTGGACTGCATTCTGTCTATCTCTTTCTTTTGTTATTAATTTGTGTAGTGCCTGATGCGTTATAGTCCTTCCCGTTTTAACAGATAACCATCTAGAAACCTCCCTATAACTACACGTTTTCAAATACTCTTTAGCCTCAAGTAGTGCATCTAGTTGCTCCTGTATAGGCAACAGTATAGTATCGTCATTTAGATCAGCCTCATACCCAAACGGTATCTGTCGGCTTTTACGTACTACGGGCCTCCAAGTGTTTTCAGTGGGTGTTTCTTCCATCTTCCTCATCTTCGTCATACTTTGGCTTTGCCTTTGGTGGGAACATTATCATACTTGCTGGTTCAGCCTGTACTGTTATTCTCTCAGTTTTGACTATGCCCGTTCTATCTAGAATTTCACGGGCTGCTGATATCCTATCCCGATTACCTAAAGCGGTAGGGTCAGTTAGTACGCCTGTCATTGCCATTGCTGCCATTGGCCCATTGGACGCTAGATACATTTGCGTCCTATCTATTATCTCGTTCTGTAGTGTCTGTAGTACGGTGCTAGTCTTAGTGTTTTCGCTATACCCTGCAATCTTCATAGCAGTTCGTATGTTGCCATTGGCATCGTCAAACAAGCAGTCTAGGAATGTACTCTGTCTATCTGTTAGTTCTTTTGCCATTAGATTTTCTAGCTTTCTTCTGTTTGTAGTCTTGCACTATTCTGGCAATGCGTTTTCTTTCCGCACTAGAAATAGCCCCACCACCCTTCATACCAAGTGGCCTCTTGAATTTAGTGGTCGCGCCCGATCTAGCGGTCATGCCCCCCATACGCAAGTCGGGTCTACCTGCTGGATATTCTATGCCCCCTTCGCCCTGTCCAAATTCTGGATCGTCATCGGGTATGTCTTCAAATTTTATATCACGGCCTAGTAGTTTACTTACGAGTTGCTCTACTATGTTTCTATCTTCTGGAGCAGATAGTGGGGCTTCTTTTAATTTTTTTCTACTAGGTGCTTGTGGTTTGTCTTCAAAAGAGTCATCTCCTGCTTCAGGGTAGTTGAATCTTTGTATAATTTGATTATCCATTACCTTTTTAAATTTTGGATTTTTTCTTAATGTCTCGTCTAAGCTAGGTGTTCTTCTAGGGTTTTCTCTAGGTATAGGTGGAAAAAGTGGTTTTTTACGTGGAATAGGCACTTGCCGTTGTTGTTGCCGTGTTTTTTTAAAAAGAGGTATGTCTCTACCTGCATCTAACTCTGCACCCATACCCAAGTTGTCTAAACGTCTAGTTATTTTACTTGCCCTAGAATATAAATTTTCTATTTCTCTTTTATTTTTTTGCATTTGTAATGCAGTTAATTTACCGCTATTGTTTAATTTTTCTAGTTTACGTATTTTTGCTCTTATGTCGTTTAAGTCCATAACAAAACTTTCCCAAATGGTAAAAGGCAGGGCATTCGCACCAATAAGGACTACGAACAACCCTGCCGTACCCTACCGTCTGTCCAAACCTAGACCACAACAAACCTCGCAAGAATCCGCATAGCTAGGTTGGCTGGTCTTCCCCCTCTACTTCCTCGTTAGATTCCAGTATGCCCTTACTATTGGTATAACCCTCTTCACGCAATAGCCTACATACTTCGCCCAATGTTAAATTACGAGATGGAAACAACTCTCGCAATCTTACCCAGATATAGTATTGATCGCTAGTTGGTAGAGACAATGGATCGACTAAAAACCCCTGCTCTAATACGGCGTAGAACCGTTCTAGTAAATACTTACCTGAATCTGAGTATAGTTGTATGTATTTGTCTTTGTTTGTCAAGTTATTTTTTTTCATCATATTACCTTTTTTACTTGACGAACTCCCTTTTATGTGTTATAACATTCGTTATCGAATAGGGAGGGGTAAATATATACCCTAACTCGCAAGTAGTAATACTATATTTAATATTCCGCGATATGTCAACGTTTTGTGTGGGAGCCGTGTGTGGGTCTAGTAATATGCGACAAAGTGGTTGACACTGTATTTACCCTATCCGTTGCACACTTCATACATAACGTACGGAGGAGGGGCGGTGGCCCTTGCCCCCTAGGGTAAAAAAAGAATAAAATTAACTAGCAAAAACAACCTATTGATAATAGCCAGGGCAGCTACCTATTTTTATCAACCTATGTGCTATAAAAAAAAAAGAAAAAGAAGTTTAAATAAATAGTATTCGTATTGAGTAATTACACCCCATTAATTCAACAGATATATACCCTATACTAGGGGGGGTATAGTGTCGCTTTTCTAACGGGGGCGTTTATTTTGCTTGTTTAAAAATACAAACTGTATTACTTTAACTTATCTTAACAAATCGCGAAGGAGTAAAAAGCGATGATGACAGAAAGCAAAGTAGCCAAAATACTTGGCAAGAAAAGAATGGAAATTGTGGAGGAAGTTTTTATACAAAATTATTCCTCTACTGATTTCCTTGTTGATGTAGTTTTGAAGGAAGGCTATTTTTTTGACGGTCACTTCACAACGGGTTGCATCCAGTCTTTTGAACAGGGCAATGAAACATTGGCTAATTACTGGTCCGATTTCATTAGCTACTTTGATCATTGGAAACATGACCCAGTTTTTTATTATGAGAAACAGGGCCAGCACGGTTACTGGTAATATGGCCCTGTTATTATCATTCTCTATTTATACAATGGCATTAGTCATGCTGTTGTTAATTGTTACTTTTTTAACTGATATATAGAATAGGATATACAAATATGAATAACGTTATTACTTTGAATAATTTCGCCGTTAACAATTCTTCTTTAACTGATGTTTACTGGCCTGAGTTAACAGATAAGACTGATTTTCACGCCGTATTATCACCCGTCTATGATAGGCTCGTAACGTATCCGTATAGTGAATATAAAGAAGATCCATTAGGGCGTTTTGTTAAACGTACTGACAATGGTCGTAATTTAGGTATTGTGGGTAGTACGTATGGCATCGCGGATAACGCCCCCCTTTATGATATGATTAAAGAGGGTGCCGAAGTCGCGCTACCCCGCGAAGCATTGCGCGATATTAAGTTAACTGAAAGCTCTTCTTTTGGGGGGCAATTTACCCGAATTGATTTATTGTTTAGCGGACTAGGTGCTGACATACGTCAATTGTCTGGTTCGTCTACTCAGCTATTATTTAAGATTGGATTAACTAACTCTTTTAATGGTGGCGGATCTATTCGTTTATTTTCGGGGGCTGAGGATTTATGGTGTACGAATGGATGTACTAGCGCGGAATACAATAAGAAATCAGCGCGACATACTTCCGGTTTTACCCCCTCTATATTCGCTGGGTTTATCGAGGAGCAATGCGCTCAATTTTTAACTAGGGTTAATACTTGGAGACAATGGGCGCAGAAATCTATCACCCCAGAACAGGCCGAAGCCGTGTTGAATGATTGTGGCATGGCGGGTCGCAAGGTTAAGTTAATGATGCAACAATTAGAACGGGAAGCGGATGCTAGGGGGCGTACAGTATGGGCCTTATACTCAGCCCTAACGGCTTATAGTTCTCATGCTGTAGATTTCCCCGTTAGAAATTCTTCTAATGTGGATAACATCGCTGTTACATTAGACACACGCGAACGGGAGGTGGCGCGTATTGTGGGTAGTCAAGAGTTTTTGAGACTAGCCGCATAACATTTAACTAGCCCTAATTAACCCCCCTTGCTGTATTGCTTGGGGGGTTTCTTTTTGTCTAATGTTTAGTCTTAATAGTTCGCCCGTTCTTTTTTTCCGCTTCTATAATAACGTTTATACCGCTATCCAATTTATAACACGCCATGCATTCGATACAGATTTGACCCGTACAATTTTGTTCGTTTTGTTTATGAGTATCAGTAACGTTATTAAATACTTTGTGGAAGTGTTTAGGGGGTTCATAACTTACATTATCTATAATGGCATTAGAAAATATTAAGATAACATTAGAGGGGGTTTCTCGCGTCTTATTAACGCTATTAACTATATCTTTTCGCTTAGTCCATATGGCGAAAGTAGTGTGCGAGTTTTTGTCAGCTAATCTATACAAGTTAAGTAGATGTATATCGTTTATCAATTCGCCGTGTGCATCAATACGTATGTATGCATCTATAATAAATGGTAAATGCCTATATTGAATTAACGCCCCAGATAATAATTCGCTATTGTGTTGCAAACAATCTTGCATATTTTTTCTGTAGGTTTTTAACATACTTACAGAATAACATTTACCGCAGATTATATTTTCTTTTTTCGTACTACTCATTTTAATACAAAAAGGATTGGTTATTGTATTGGTACTGATAGCACGTAGGCCCTTTAACTTGCCCGTCATATTAGAAAAATGAATTTCGTTTTTATCTCTTGCTGGCATTTTGTATCGCCCCTTAATAAGATTAAAAAAAAAACTAATATTGCATATTATTTTATATATGTATACCCCTTGTAAAAAAAAAAACTAACTCGCCTTAGTAATTAACCCCAACCAATTAGTGAACGGAGTTTAGCAAAAAAAAATAAGGTTGTCAACTAAAAAAAAACTTGACAGTTTATTCTGGGTTAGTTATAGTAGGTTATCTTTAATTTTTATCTAGGAGATACAAACAAATGATAAGCTATAGTGATTACGAATTTCGTAAAAAAAAATTTGAGGAGGATGGCAGGGATACTTACCTTGCTGGAGACTTAAATAAATTTACTAGCCAGACATCTGAGTACATGGCATTTGTAAACAATTACATTAATCAATTGACAACGGATGACCGATAGAATAAAACCTATCAATCCTGTGGCGAGGGCGGTTGCATATAATCGCCCCCGTCAACAGGTTATCAAACCCAAGAAGGGTAAAGGTGCGTACGACAGAACTAAAGATAAACAAACTAACAACAACACAAAAAGGAAAAACAAATATGACTTCTATGTTTAAT